GTAGCTTAGTGCTGAACCATATGCCTGTGGGTCTTGTTTAGCAGCTGGTATTGTTACCTTGCCTGATGAAAGACTACCACCATGACCATGAAATATTGTCTCTACACACACACCATTATCAGAATCATGTGCGACTTGCTGTAACAATATGCCATTATCATTTAAAGGTTTCTTAACAGAATCAATAACCTCTTTCAAACTAGCATAATCGCTTTTAAAGAAAGGATTATTTGCATCCTGCACCACATGGTCAATTTCTTTTTGTGCTTTAACCAAAGCATTTATCAACGTATCTGTTGTTTTCATTTTATTCTCCATAATTCTTTAGCAACCTGTATGCTACTTTCATCCCACATAAACGAAGTCATGTCAGGGTAGAACTGGTCAACCAAAGAGTTAATATCATTATTTTGTAAAAGGTTCATCATTGCTGATGCAACCCTGTACACCTCATTTAATCTCATGTCTATATCGTCTACCTCAAAGGTTATGACCTCTGCTTTCGTTTTGGTCACATAAAGGTAATCGGCATAGGCACGATTTTTTTCCAACCCAGTAGCATAAATTGCTATCTGCCTTTGAACTTGTGGAGTTAGTGCTGATGGTCTCTTTGCAGTAGTCTTTATATCTCTAATGCAATCTTCATATTCCATATCAACAAACCCTAGAACTGGTATGGGTAAGTCATCAAACTCTAGTTCTACTTTCTTTTGATAACTTACAGGTTCACCTAAGTCTTGATAAAAAGGTAAACCAATCTCTAAATACTTTTCTATATTGTTATATTCTGTCTCTGCTTTCTCTTGGTCAAATACATTGCCTTGCTTCTTTTCATAATTCATCAAAGACTTAAACTCTTGTTGTGCTTCTGCAACTGATGTCTTGTTACCAATTGCATGGTCAATAACTGTTCCTCTTAACATTGCAGGATTCGTAGGTGATTTATGTTTTGCTAAATACCTAACTATGAATAAAGGTATATCTTGCATAAATAGATTTATAGAACTAGCTGAAAGGTGTTCTATGTCAAATTCATCAAATGGATTGTTACTATTCATTTTATATCCTCATTTTATTACTTAATGGATTAGTATACACCCTTTTTGGAATATTAGTAGTCCACATTGCAAATTATTTCTTTTTCATTTCTGCCATCAAGATATGCAAGTATCTGTGACTTAGATATTTCTTTTGTAAAGACCTGATACCCTTTGTCAAATCTATTGGCAAACCATTCTGCTGTTTCTTTGCTTAGACTCCATGATAATCCTCTGTCGTCTATACCACCTCTATAGATTGTTACTGTGTCAGGTAGATTGTCGTAGACCTCTCTTTCTTTGTCGTTCATCATCATCTGTGGTTCACTGTACTCTAATGTCAAAAGCTCAATCCAAGTATCAAGATTCGCATATACGTTTTCTGTGTCTTGCCATAACCAAGATATTAGATTCCAGTATTCTTCTTTAGTTGGTTGCCACCAATCTTGTAGAACTTCTTGAGTTGATGTAACTCTGTAAGGTCTTTCAATAAGGAATATAAGAGATTCTATATCCTTTTGTTTGTAGTACTTTTGAAACTTCTCTTTTTTAAATTCATATGAATCATTAATCATATCGTTAAGAAATGGATGTCCTGTATAAGTACCTACATACAATGGGTGATGTACCATCTGCAAACCACTGTTTAATTTAACAATGTTGTTTTGAAGGTCTTTGTGAAGTAATGTGTCTGTCATTTTATGTCCTCAATTTATATTTGATTAAATTTATATATGAAGTATAATCCAAATTGGGTATCAATACAATATGTAATATACAAAAGGTGAAAGTATGAAATTAAGAGAATATTTAAACGAACATGAATTAACACAAGATAAATTTATAAGAGAGATGGAAAAAGAAACAGGGCATAGATTGTCTCAGGGTGGTCTTTCAAAATATATTTTAGAATCTCGTATACCAAGAAAAGCAGAAATGATTGCTATTCATAAATTTACAAAAGGTGCGGTTCAACCAAACGATTTCTATTTAGTCAAATAGCAAGGTCGTCATACCAATTAGAATTAGATGATTTCTCCTCAGGAGTTTTTATCTCTTGCATCTGATAATCTTCATAATCTAAGAATCGTTTTTGAGAAAGCCATGTTGAACAATGTGGAATGTATTTTTTTTCAGTGCCTTTAATTTCTAAATCATTAAGATATCTTTCTAGGTAAAGCATGATGTCATCTGTTTTGAATTTTCTAGTAATAATCTTGTACTTGATTAAAGACAATGCCTTATTTTCTTTTCTTGGATAGACTTTCCAAAACTTATTAAATTCAACACTAATATCTTTCGTATCATCTTTAGTTTCTTCTTTAGTATTGGGTGGGGTGGAGACCCCTAGGGTAGGGGTGTCCAGTACAGGGGGGGTGGGGGTCTGTAGACCCCTAGGGTCTGTATTGTCTGTTTTAAGGGTAAGAAAGTATCTGTTTGATGTGTTACCACCATCTTCTTTAAATCGTTTTTGAATCTTTAGTAATCCTAAGTCTTCAAACTCTTTAATAATTCTTGCTATGTGTTTTGGGTCTTTTAGACCTGCCAACTTTGCTATGTGTGAGTAACTTGGATAACAACTGTTTTCATCATCACAGTAATTGGCTAGTAGTATTAATATTAATCTCTTGGTTGGTGTTTGACCTTCAAACTGAATCTTTAGTGCTTTGTTGAGACATTCTATGGACATTCTTTCCTCTCTGTTTTTTTATCTTGGGTAAGACAAGATATCCCTAATCAAAATCTATGTCAATACAAAATGGATTATTAAATATACTTTTCATCATAATCTTTATGCAGATGTAATTTTTGTTCTATTGCTTCTAGTAAACAATCTTCAACTTCTTTCCAAGTTGTAAATTCAATTCCATGTTCAATACCATTAATGTTTACATAGTAGAGCATGACGTAATCGTAATATTGAACATCATAATATTCTCCCCATTCATCCAAAAGTTTCTGCACTCTCTTTTTAGCTGACATTCGTCTTTTGATATATCTCTTAGGTTCAGGAATGATAACTAAGCTAACATCTTCAAAAGGCTTATGTCTTTTACTAAGTCTTCTCTTACAAGTAGTTCTTTCAAAATCTGCAAACTGAACGTTTGCATCATTAAGACTCTTAACCAAATCTTTTATAGAAGGTTGTTCAGGATGTAAGTGATGTAAGAGCAAACAGAACTCAGAAACAAACCTAGCTCCATGTAAATCATTTGTAAGACAATGTGCATACTCATGAAGTAGAACTCCATAAGACCTACCCCATTCATTCCTAATCATAATCTCATTATTGCTGAAGGCGTAACACTTGCCATGTCCATTTCTAAATCTAAGAGTCACTCTGAGTTTAAAGATTTTATTTAATCTCTTAATAACATCCTGACACTGTTTTTGACTTAGGTAACTGTTCTTAACCATCCATGACTGAGAATCTTCCCAGTCATAGACTTTTTGTCTTTGAATATCTCTCACTATGCAACCTTCCTTTGTTGCATTGTCTCCAAGGAACAGATAAAGGCTTTATCCCAAGTAGACCTTTTTATCCTTGTATAACGACTAGGGTTATTACCCCAATATCTAGTACGATATCGTACCCATTTATATCCTATAGATTTTGTCTCAACGATTCTGTATCCATCAAGATAAACCCACCAAAGTTGCTTTTTATTTTTCATTTTATACTCCTTTTCATTTTATAAAATATTCCGTCACATACCCATTATATCATATCTTAAACCAAATTGGAATATTTAATTTATTGTTGATTTTACGAAATGGATTATTTTGTGATAATATCCGATATATTATGAGTAAAAAATCATCAAGAACAAAACTAACTGAAGAACTTAAGATTAAGTTAAGGACAGAGTTTGTGCAGGGTATAGAGCTAGAGACTGGTGAGAGACAGCATTTTTCTATAGAAGATTTAATCAAAAAATATAATGTAGCTCCTGCAACTTAGTATAGAGCTTCACAAGCTGAGTCATGGAAAGCACTTAGAGAACAATTCAATATTGAGTTACAAGAAAAGATTAATGCAGAAAGACAAAAAATGATTGCTAAAGAATCGGTTAGATTTGATGACAAGTTTATGACTAAGGCTAATGAAGTAATTGACCAAATCAGTTATTACTTGTTGATGAACGAAGATGCCATAAACAACAGAACCAATCCATTACCACCAACACAAATACTAGCATTGACCAATTCACTATTAGCTGCTCAAAAGTTAGCTAAGATTTCAATGGGAGAAATAACTGAGAATATAAATGTCCAATCAACTATTAAAGAAGCAGAAGCATTCAATAGAATTATGGAACTACTGGACACTGTTAAATCAGAACGCCTTAACAGCGACAGCGAATCATTACACTGAGTGGCTAAAGCTATCTCGTAAAAAACAATTAGCTCCTGAACCAACAGAAGATTATCTTATATGGCTAATCTTAGCTGGTCGTGGTTGGGGTAAAACAAGAACTGGTGCAGAAGATATAGCTTTATATGCTATGAGAAACAACAATGTAAATTGTGCTGTTGTTGCTCCAACACACGGTGATTTAAGAAGAGTTTGTTTTGGTGGCAACAGTGGGTTACTCAGTGTTATTCCTAAAGAATGTTTTTTGCAATCAAACGACCAAAAAGGTTATTCATCTAGTGTCTCTGAAATAAGATTGTGGAATGGTTCTAAGATTACAGGATACGCAGCTCAAGAACCTGACAGACTTAGAGGACCACAGTATCACAGGGCATGGTGTGATGAGATTGCTTCTTGGAGATATCCTGAAGCATTTGACCAATTAATGTTTGGTCTAAGACTTGGTGACAATCCACAATGTGTCATAACTACAACACCAAAACCCAATAAACTAATTAAAGATTTAGTAAGTAGAGATGATGTTTATGTAACAAGTGGCTCTACATTTGAAAACAAAGAGAATCTAGCAGAGTCTGCTTTAAAAATGTTAAAAGAAAGATACGAAGGTACAAACTTAGGTAGACAAGAACTGTATGCTGAAATTATAGAAGCATTTGAAGGAGCTTTGTGGACACCAAACTTAATAGAAGAATCACGACTTAATGAAGATAAAGATTTGCAACAAATTATAGTAGCGATTGACCCTGCTGTAACTTCTAATGCAAATTCTGACGAAACAGGTATAGTAGTAGTAGGAAAAGACTTTAATAATCATTATTATGTCTTAGAAGACTTATCAGGAAGACATCCGCCTGATAAATGGGGTAGAATAGCTATTAATGCTTTCTATGAATGGGAAGCTGATAGAATAGTAGCTGAAGTGAACAATGGTGGCGACTTGGTAGAAAGGCTAATTAGAAATATTGACTACAATGTTCCTTATAGAAGTGTAAGAGCAACAAGAGGTAAAATTCTAAGAGCAGAACCAATAGCAGCTTTGTATGAACAAAGGAGAGTACATCATATGGATGTGTTTTCAGAGTTAGAATCGCAAATGTGCAGTTATACTGGCGAAACAACAAGTTCACCTGATAGATTAGATGCTTTAGTATGGGGACTGACCGAGCTAAGTAAATCTAAAGGACAAGTAAACTGGAGAATAAGCTAATGGCACAACAAACATTTTTTCAAAGACTGTTTAACATACAACCTGTACAAGAACAAAAGAACTCAAACATGATGGGTTATTTTGGTGTTGGAACTGAAGAAGCAAAGACCTACAAATATCAAGACTTAGCAAAAGAAGGATATTTAAAGAATGCAATTGTTTACAGATGTGTAAATGAAATATCTAAAGGTGCAAGTGCTGTACCTTATATTATAAAAGCAGGAGACCAAATTGTTGAACAACACCCAATCATTGAACTTCTTAACAGACCCAATCCTTTACAATCCTACTCAGAGTTCTTTAACTCATTATTTGGTTATGTGCTTCTTAGTGGTAATTCTTACATACTTAAAGTAGGTAGTGAATCAGGACAACCAAAAGAATTACATTTATTAAGACCTGACAGAATCAACATTAAAGGAAGTGGAAATCCTATACCTGAGAAA